AAATTGATCTGATTGGCGATGTCATTGGTCTTTTGGAGCGAGAACGCAAAATTATAATGGACGAAGTAAACCCATCCGATGACCTTTGTAAGATATTGGGCTGGCCTTTAAAGGACGAAAGATAATGAAACAGCGATCCGAGGAATGGTTTAACATTCGAAAGGGCCGGGTGACCGGTTCAGCCGTTGGAGCAATCCTCGGTATCGCACCCTTTGCGAACCAAGCGGACATCTTGCGCCGCATGGTTCGTGATTGGCACAAGGCTCCCAGTGAGTTTACGGGAAACATAGCCACTAACTGGGGCGTACAGAACGAGGCCGGTGCCCTTCTTGAATACGAGATGGTCACCGGCAACACGGTTGAACCGTGCGCCTTCTACCAATACGAGCATTGGCTCGGGGCCAGCCCCGATGGACTGGTGGGCGATCGCGGACTGGTCGAGATCAAGTGCCCGTTTGGCATTCGGTACAAAAGACCCCCGGTATTCAAGACGGCAGCAATGCAGACCCACTATTACGCGCAGATGCAAATACAGCTATTTGCTACGGATCGCGATTGGTGTGACTTCTACCAGTGGACGCCATATGGGGATGCGTTGGAGCGAATAGATCGGGACGATAAATTTTTGCACACGGTTCTTCCCGTTCTAAAAAGTTTTTATGAAAAATATCTGATTGAACGTGAGCTTCCAAACGCGGAGAAATATTTAGATGGGCAAGCGTAGCAACTTTAAACCGCACAAGCTCGATGCCTATGCAACACCGGAGGAGGCGGTCCTGCCGCTTCTTTCTCACCTACCCAAGGGGTCATATTATGCGGAGCCTTGCGCCGGTGACGGGGCTTTGATCCGCATTTTGCAGAAACATGGCCACAAGTGTGTTGCTGCTTATGACGTCGAGCCTCGCCACAAGATCGTGAAACAGGCAGATGCGTCATTTTTGACACGCGAAGACATGAACCGCGCCGACGTTGTGATTACAAACCCGCCTTGGGGCCGCGATGTGATGCACCAGATCATCGAGAGATCCTTGTTTTGGGGGCCGACATGGTTGCTGTTTGATGCGGATTGGATGCACACCAAGCAGGCCACGCCTTACCTGCCGCACTGCAAGAAAATTGTATCGGTGGGGCGGGTGAAGTGGTTTGGAAATACGGCTGGCAAAGATAATTGCTGCTGGTATCTGTTTGATTTTAACGACCCGCAACCCACAATCTTCGTAGGACAGTGATGAAATATTTATCAGTATGCTCTGGTATTGAAGCCGCCACCGTTGCTTGGCACTCATTAGGTTGGGAACCATTAGCATTCAGTGAGATTGAACCATTTCCGCGTAAGATGTTAACCCACCACTATCCAGATGTACCTCTACATGGCGACTTTACCGTTTTGCGTGAACAAGATTGGATAAAAGACGCTGACATCTTAGTTGGTGGCACACCTTGCCAAGCCTTCTCTGTTGCAGGGCTTCGTAATAGTTTAGGTGATGACCGTGGTAACTTGACCCTAGAATTTGTAAGGCTTGCAGATGCAATTGACGATCTTCGATCTGATGGAACAATCATCGTATGGGAAAACGTCCCCGGAGTGCTCTCCGTTAAGGACAACGCCTTCGGATGCTTCCTTGGTGCCCTTGTGGGAAACGATGAACCCCTCATCCCGACAGGGGGCAAATGGACAAACTCAGGTATGGTTATGGGACCGAAAAGACGTGCGGCGTGGCGAGTTCTCGACGCTCAATACTTTGGAGTGGCCCAACGACGCCGTCGTCTGTTCGTTGTCGCAAGTGCTCGAGACGGATTCGATCCCGCAGAAGTTCTTTTTGAGCGCGAAGGCTTGCGAAGGGATACTCCGCCGTGCAGAAGCAAGGGGAAAGAAACTGCCAAATGCCTTACAACAGGCGTTGGTCAGCGTTACGATCCAGAAACAGAAACCTTGCCTATAATGACTAATTCACATGTTTCTGAAGGAGTAGCGCCCCAATACACTGAGGAGGTATCCGATACATTATCGGTAGGTGCTAATCAAACCACTGGTTTCCAATCTCCAAGCATTGTAGCCCATATTACCGGACCAATTACGGCAGGCATTAGTAAGGGTATGCGAGGAACTGAAGGAATAGATAGCAATTGGGCGGTGATGCAACCAATGGCATTTCAACAAAACACACGGGATGAAGTGCGATATATAAATGGGGATGGACAAATTGTAGGAGCGTTGGCGGCAGATTCAGGAATGAAGCAAACTAATTATATAGCCCAACCAGTTCCCTTCGGTGTAGGTGAAAATCCTGATCTTGGGCATTGTTTACGTTCTGGTGCATCAAAGGCTGATAAGCATGAAAGTACAACTTATGTGGCGCAGCCTTATTCAATTATGCCAATGAACTCCGGTAAAGATTATAAAGCCCGTGAAGTGGATGTTGCACAACCTGTTATGGCCGCTGGGCCTACGGGCGGTAACCAAGGGGGGGATTATATTGTGCAACCCGTCACTTTCAGCGCACATATGTCAGAACCATCTGTAGGCGATAATCAATCTACCACATTACAGGCAAAAAACCCTATGGCCGTGGCGTATATGCAGTCTATTGGAACAGATTGTTTTAATGGGTCCATAACTGGAAATATTATGGCCGTCCGCCGTCTGACCCCACGAGAATGTGAACGCCTACAGGGTTTTCCAGATGACTATACCGCCATCCCCGGCGCAGCCGATGGTCCACGCTACAAGTCTCTTGGCAATTCTATGGCTGTGCCAGTAATGGCTTGGATAGGTAAAAGGATTGCCAATGAATACCATTAAACTAACCAAGCCCGAACTCATGGTTGCCGGGCTTGTCGGCAACATGCGAAGCATATCGTCGCTTGGAAATCTCGTTCAAAACAAGCACTCGCCAACTGATTCGCAGTGGCAGATTGATGTCGATGGGGCAGCCGCCGAAATGGCCTTTGCGAAGTGGCTGGATGTCTACTACGAGCCATCGGTGAATACATTCAAGGCACCGGATGTCGGGGTCATGCAGGTGCGATCCACCAAGCACGAGCATGGCAAGCTGATCATCCGGGCAAACGACAAGAAGGACGAGATTGTCGTCCTCGTGATTAATCGCATGCCTACCTACACAATGGCCGGTTGGATACGAACCAACGAAGCCAAGCAGGACAAATACCTCTACGATCCCAACGGCAAGGGCGCACCGGCATGGATGGTGCCACAGGTCAATCTAAATAAAATGGAAGATTTAAAAAATGAGAACGAGCCTTTACCGCCATTTTGATAAAGACGGAACGCTTCTTTATGTGGGAATTTCCTTAAGCGCTTTGAACAGGCTAGGCCAACATGCGGATCATTCCGCATGGTTCAAAACTATCAGTAATGTTACAATCGAACATTTTGATACAAGGGAAGAAGCATTAAAAGCTGAAACGTTAGCTATTCGTCAGGAAAAACCATTACATAATATTCAAAAAACAAAAGAAATTTATAGAGAAGAAAGGTCGCAAGAATCAAGGCGAGATTTGACTGCAAAAATTGTTCGGTTTAACCCTATTTATAGGCCGTATGAGGTATGCGAAATCTTAGATATTGGTGGGGGAACTTTTAACAAACTTATAGACGATGGCACCTTAGGCCATATTCTTATCCCACCGAAGCCGGGGCTGTCAGCGCATGGCACTCCATTTAAACCTAAATTGGCCGTAACTGGTTGGCAATTAATAGATTATATAGAATATTTGGAGAAGAAAAGTGCTGCGTGATTATCAGCAAAAAGCGCACGATCAGATCATCCAGTGGGTGAAGAAAACGGCTGAACCTTGCTGCATCGAGGCGGCTACCGGCGCAGGCAAGAGCCACATCATTGCGGCGATTGCGGACACTATTCACCGCATATCGGGCGGCAAACACGTCCTATGCCTTGCGCCTAGCGCGGAGCTTGTGGTGCAGAATAGCGAAAAATACCGCGCGACCGGAAACCCCTGCTCGATCTTCTCGGCAAGCGCCGGTGCCAAGTCGCTTAAGCACCCGGTGGTGTTTGGCACTCCCCTGACGGTGAAGAACCGCATCAGGCGCTTCGGCAGCCAGTTCGGGATGATCGTCATCGATGAGGCCCACGGGATCACGCCGACCATCCGCAACATCGTCAATGCCATTCGCGAACAGAATGCCAACATCCGCGTCGTGGGGATGACTGCCACGCCCTATCGGATGGGGACTGGGTACATCTTCGGCCAGTGGCCAGATGGTAAGCCAGTCGGAGAACACGAAACCATCAACCCATATTTTTCGGTCTGCGTAGACAGGATTACGGCGCAGGAGCTGATTGATCAGGGCTACCTGACAAAGCCGGTGATCGGGCAGATACACGCCGAATCATATCACACCCTCGACATGGAGCTGAATAGCCGCAATCAGTTCGACAGCGAGGACATTGATCGCGCCTTTATCGGCCAAGGCCGCAAAACGTCGGCAATCATTGCGGATGTGGTGGCGCAGGCCAGAGAGCGCCAAGGGGTGATGGTCTTTGCCGCCACGGTGCAACATGCCCAAGAGTGCATGGAAAGCCTGCCACGGGGCTTGTCTGCCCTTGTGACGGGGAATACGCCTAGTCAAGAACGCGCCGCCATCATAGCGCGGTTCAAGGCCCAAGAGATCAAGTACCTCGTCAACGTGCAGGTGCTCACCACGGGCTTCGATGCGCCCCATGTCGATTTGATCGCGATCCTACGGGCGACAGAATCAGTGGGCCTGCTGCAGCAGATCATCGGTCGAGGCCTGCGCCTGTTCGAGGGTAAGGATGACTGCCTGATCCTAGATTATGCCGAGAACCTCGAGCGCCACTGCCCCGACGGTGACGTGTTTAACCCCTTGATCAAGACGGTAAAGGCAAAGGAAAACGCGCTTTACCTGAAGGTGCGCTGCCCATTATGCGAGGTGGAAAATGAATTTAAAGCCAGACCAAACCCATCGGGGTTCGAGATTAGTCCTTCTGGTTACTTCTGCGATCTCGATGGCATTACGATTGTGTCCGAGCATGGCATGATTCCCGCCCATTACGGTCGGCGGTGCCAATCAAAGCAACTCGTGGCGGGGCAACTAGTACAGTGCGGATCTCGTTGGACCACAAAGACCTGCCCCCACTGCGAGGCTGATAATGACATAGCCGCACGGTATTGCTCAGAATGTAAGGGGGAGATCGTCGATCCGAACGAAAAGCTGATCGCTGAGTTTAAGGCGATGAAAGATGACCCCACAAGGCGGCAGACAGATGTGGTGGAAGAATGGAAGGCAAACCATACCCTAAGCAAGGCTGGGCGGGAAATGTGGCGCATCGATGTGCGTACATCGTATCGGAAATTTTCGTTCTGGGTGCCAAAAGATCCAAACTGGTCGCAAGGCTATAAAGAACGTGCTATGTACACGGATCTTAACGGCAATGCACCCGATACCATCACTTACCAAAAAGAAGGCGCTTGGTACAAAGTGATTGCCTACAATAGGAAGCCTGATGAAGTTCCCTGATGATATCGATGTGTACGGCGATCAGACGTACAGGGGTAAATGCGCCACTGAATCTATGGAGCAGGTTACATTTTTTGCACGTTTGCGGCGCGACTATCCTAAGACGTGGGGTGCGATCGCTTTTCACCCCCGCAATGAGGGTGTCCGGTCGGCAATGAAGATCAGGATTGAAAAGGCGGAAGGCATGGTGAAGGGAGCATCGGACATCATTATCCCTGGTGGGCCTGCATTTGTATGTGAATTAAAAAGACGGGACCATACAAAATCAGTGTGGCAAGATGGTCAGCAGGAGTATCTATATGCAGCACAACGAGCAGGGGCTTTTGTTTGCATTGCCCTCGGTCACAAAGCGGCGCAAGAAGCGTTTGGACGATATTTGGCAGTTCATCACCCGGCCTAGCAAAATGATTGAAGATGTGATGATCGGCAAAGTCGCGTTAACAGATCAGCCTGCGGGGATACAGTCCGCCTGCCGCTTGGCGATCTATGAACGTGCCTGCCGGATACTTAATCTGGAAACAAAGTTGGAACGCAGGGCCGAAATTGGTCGGACCCCTGATAAATTGCGGCCTCACATCGAAGCGGAGGTCATGAAGATATGGAGGACGAGAAGTGACGAATCATGAAATTGCAGAATGGATAGGATTGCTTTGGGCGCTTGGCATGCTAGGCTACATAATCCGTATCATCATGTGTGAGATAAACAAATGATCCGAATTGACCCCCCACTGCCACTGGACACACCCAAAGGCCCAGCGATGGCGCACTTCCTGATTGATTATGGGTTCGAGCATCACCTCTCATGGGTTTGTTTCCAAGATGAAACAGGCGAGTGCTGGACTTGGACAAATCGGGATGTGCGGATGCAAGATAATATTTCTGCAGGTCGTGCAAAAAAGTATTTGACACCTGAAAAGGACGATGTATAAAGGGGACATCAGCAACCCGCTGACGCAAATTTAAATGGAGACTTCAGATGTCAAACCGCACCCTCGCCGACCGCTACTACGATGTAGACGCCCAGATCAAGGCTTTGGAAGTTGCCAAAGACGCCATCAAGGCTGAGATCATCGCCCTTGGCACCGATCTTGTCGAAGGCGCAGAATACGACGTCAAAGTATCGCTCTCGCAGCGTTCAGTCCTTGACGAGGCTTTGCTTCTCTCGACCTACGGCGTTACCGCAGAGCAGATGAAGCTCTACAATGCCTGCAAAAAAGATGGCAAGTGCTTCGAAGTTCTTAAAGTGGTTCCAAAGGGGGCATAAGCCCCCACCCTTGGGAGGATGAGTAAATGGATAAGCAAGATATTATAGCCCTAGATGCCACCATGCTGATTGGAGAACTAGTCCAAGAGTATATCAACAATTTTAAATTTAGGGATGAGCGAAAGAACGAAAAACTCATCAACGCTTCATATATTGAAGATCTTACAATGGATTGCATTAAAGATGCGATTTGGAAGATTATAAGTGTGATGAAAGATATTGAGTATGAAGCAACAAACTCAGTTGATGAATATGTTACCAGACGCAAAAGGATGGAACAGGTTAAATCTATTTTGTTAATTGGCCGATCACACCCAGATAGCGCAATCAAGCGTTTGAAGGGTTTAAAGCCAAAGTACGAGAAAGTATAAAATGCTAAAGACAGTTATGGATGTCGTGTACCACTTGGGGCTTGGCTCATCAGCCAAGCTTCTTTGGATTCGGTTGTTTGATAGATATGGTTATGAGACATTCGCAGGCACCTATGAGGAAATGGCCGACGAGGTCCACAGTAAGCGTTATACCGTCCGCGCCCAGATCGCCGCGTTACGCGAGATTGGCGCAGTCATCAGTAGCAATCACTATATCACTGGCAATGCAGGCAACGAGTTTCGCCTGCGTCCACCAAATGAATGGAAAAACTAATGCCAAATATGCTGGATTATGAACGCCTTGTGCGTCAGGTTGTCGACCTTAGCGTCGAGAATGCTAGGCTTAAGGGCCATCATCGCAACGGGGAGGATGATCGTTGGAACATTATCGAGGAGCAAGCACCGATTGGTACGCTCGAAGAGGAACGCCGCCTTCGCCGGATTATTCGAGACTGGGAAGAGCGTTACGATATCTTGTGCGAATTGTTTATGCGGCGAGACGACCACAAGCCAAACCTGAACTGGCACGATGCCAAGGCGGACTTGGAATACCGCCGCAGGGTAAAGGCGGAAGCGCAAGCGAAGACCGAGAAGCGGCTTATGTGGCTGCGGATCGTTTATACGAAGATCATCAATTTAATCACAAAGAGGGTAAAATGAGTAATTTACTAAACACACGCGAGAAGACCCACGGAAACTACCGCGACAACGCCAACCTTAGCCAAGCCATTAAAGACGTGCTGCGGAGCGGTAAGAACTGGGAACGCTTGAGCGATGGCCAGAAGGAGGCTCTGGAGATGATCTCAGTCAAGCTGGCGCGGCTTCTGAGCGGCGATAAAGACTTCCGCGATCACTGGGACGACATCGAAGGCTATGCCAAGCTTGGCGGACAAACTAGCCCCACCAATTTGCCAACCGTAACTCTAGATTTAACAAAGGCGATGGAAGGATGAGCAAGTTTTGGATATATGTGGCAGCAACGGTTTTTTTAATATTAACCAGCTACTGGTGCGCTAATGCCCTAAATGATTCGGTTGCATCTAATGCCACAACCATATGGCTTGCAATGTGGTGCTTGTTTAGCGGGATTTTGGGCCTGTTTGCAGGTGTCAGTGCCATCATGGAGTTGGAACATTATGTGCGTTAAGGGAGCGCCTGAGATGACCGGCTATCGCAGCAAGAAGATATCATCAGATATTCGTTGGTTGGGGCCATATGCCCCAGCCGACCGCCATGCCGATGATGTGACGCTGTCCCACGTTGTGGAGCTTCGCAGGAAGGTCGCGGAGCTTGAAGATCAGCTTGCACGGGCAATGTCATGGGTCATACCGATGCAAAGAGAAAATGCCCTATTGCGTAAAAAATTAACGGGAGGTGATAATGACATGGTATCAGATTAGAGGCGAACGCCGCGACTTTATGCGCCAGCCATCTATCATTATCGACAACGATATGACAAAAGAAGAAGCAGATCGCATGTTGATCGAGTTGAAATCCGAGATGCCCCTTTGGGACTTCTTTATGGAAGAGCAGGAATTCGTAGATGGAAAAATACAAGAGGGTCTTCGTACCTAACCCAAGCTTTCGGTTTGACCCAACCGAGCTAAATACCCTCGCCGAATCGGTCGTCTATGTCAGCGACCTTCCCATGTTTGACAACCTGATTGGCGATGAAAACATTCATCGCTTTGAACACAAGGTTGCAGAACGGATGACCGACTTCGACCCGGCAGCCGACATCATCGCCTACTACGGCGACAGCATGATCTTTGCCATTATGGTGATGTACCTATGCGACAACCACGATGGGTTTGACGTGGCGCGGTATTCGTCGAAGCTCGGCGGGTACGTCATCCGCGAACTGGCCTACGATAAATTCATCTAATGAAAAAGCCCGGCTTGCACCGGGCTTCTTTTTTATTCTGCGACCTGTGCCGCTGTCGTTGCCGCCTCGACTTGCGGCTTGGCCTGCGAATGAAGCATCGCGATCACTTCTGAAACCTCTTCATAGGCACCCTTCGCAAGGTGCTTTAGGATGGCATTGACGTGCGCCACGGTGAGCTTCAGTTCTACTTCTAAATTGTCCATTAGATACCCCTGTTTGCGATTTCCAGCGCCTTGGCGATGGTTGTGTCATCCACGTTAAGCAAAGGCTTCGTGCCCTCGCCCTCGTCCTTCTTAATACGATCCACCATAGCAATCAACTGGTCAGCTTTGGCTTTTGCAGCGCCAGTGGCTCGACCGCCGCTTTTGCGCCCAATGCGACCGCCAGAGGCTTGCTGTGGCGGCTGTTCTGCTTGGCCGAGGCGCGTAGCCGCATAGGTTGCGGGAGCCGAGGTGGCGTAATCAGCGGCAGTTCCGACTGGCGCAAGGTACTTTCCTATCTTGCCAGCGGCATATTGGGTGGCCCCAGCTATTTTAGGCGATGAAGCGGCCACAAGTCCTGCAAGATGCGGAAGAGCCGCAGGATACATAAGAGCGCCTGCCAACTCAGGGAAATATTGAAGATGCTGGAACCCATTGGCAAGCCAAGGATTAACGGCATGTCCTGCAAGCATATAAGGAAGCGTTTTACCGGCCTGTGTATTAGCCAACGTGGTTAGCAAATCAGTGTCGCCAGCATCGATTCGCTTCATCATTTTGGCAAGATTAGCTGTATCGGCAGCTTTAGCATTGACGCCAAAACCCTTATAATTGGCAAGTTTACCTTTCCAATCGCTCCAATCGTCCATCATTTTAGCATAAGTGCTATCATGGTTGGCGATTGTATCGCGAATTGTATTGGCAATATCACCAATTTTGCCTTGAAACCTAGAACCATTAGGAAGCGATGATGCTGTTTCTTGAAGCGATTGCTTCAAATTATCCAGATCAATCATCGTTCGCGCATTGGGGTCTTGACTATTAATGGTGGCTTTAATTTGATTGTTTACGTCTTCGACGGCGTTCATCTGGCCAGAAAAACGACCACTTCCAGTTTTGTACCCAGCGAATTGATTTAAATCATCAAGCTTCTTCTGGACCTCATCCATTGGAAGTTGAACTTGCGACTTAGCCAAATTTTCTTTGTCGGAAAGGTACGAATTTGTGGCGTTTTGTTTTAATTCGTCTACGGCTGATTCTGCGGTATTCGCAATATCAGATACGCTCCCGTGGCCTCGACTAAATTTTGAATAGGCTGCTGCATTTTCAACATCATTCGTAGCGCCTGCTGACCTAGCAACCTTTAGCAAAGTCTGAGGGACGCCGCTGGCAGTCGCTTGTGCGCCGGTAGCCAATGCGTCTGCTGCTTTTAACCCAAGGCCACCTACCTTGGACCCAACCTCCAAGCTAACCTGAATAGGATCGAGCATAGAGGCCGCCTTGCCTGCTACGCTACCTACCTGAGCAATCTTTCCTGCAATGCCAGCGGCGTCTGCCGTAAGGCCTGCGGCACGGCCAGCAGCGCCAACTCCCGGCACTAACGAGGCGACATCCATGCCAATATCGGCAGGGTCTGTGGCAAGGGTCTTCTTAAACCCAGCCATTGATCCATAGGTGTCGCCATAGTGTTCACCGATGGCATTGAGAACGGCTTCATTATTGGCCTTCTCAGCGGGGTCTTGATTGACAAACATCCCCTTGGCCTTGGAGTATAGGCCAGTTCCCACCTGCCCCAAAGCGGACAGCGTTTCGGATGGGTTCATGACCGCATGGCCGAGAGCCTGCGCCTTCCCTGCAGCACTAGAGCCGAGATTGCCCATACCAAGGTATGCGGCATGGCCGAGTGACATATTCTCGTAATCTGTGTCGTCAGGCGCTGGCGCTGCGGCATGCGCGGTTGGCGCAGGTGCAGGTGCAGAAGGGGTAGCAGGCGCGGCACCTTGCGGCGTAAAATGCTCTTCGATTAAGGATTTGATAGCGTCTTCATCGCTTGCATACCGTGGAGCAGATACCGCATGCGGCGCAGTAAGCTGCGGTCCACCTGCAAGCTCGGCAATGGCGGCGTCTTCATCCTGTGGGGTCATGGGCATTGTAGCACCTATCAGTTATTGCGGATGTAGCGGCCCATACCGGGAAGCTTTTCATCAAGGGTATTGTCTGGTTTCCCTCCAGAATAAAGCTTGTCAAAGAGAGACCCGCCATCAGGGGTACGAGCAGCAAGAACCTTTTTAAGGCGTTCTTTTTCGGTGCCATATTGATTGCTGCTATGGTCCGACCCAAACGATTGAAGTGCGTCTTGTGCAAGATAGCGATTTGCAAAAACAGGGCTTTTTTGGCTTGCCAACTTTTTATATTCTTGAAGGTAAGCGTTTTTATCAATAGTAACCTGTTTGTCAGCAAACAAACCGGAAAGAATATCAACGGCACCCTCATATGAGTTGGCCGTCGATGGAATAACTCGACCAGCCGTTTGCAATGCACCCAAGGAATGAGTGTCGTTGCTATTCAATTGGGCAAACTGAAGCATGCCAGAAATTTTATCAGCAGCTTGCTTTGAGCCAACTTCTTCAGGGTTTAACTTCCAACCCTTTAATTGCTCGGCATTTGCACCCATGCTGCCGCCCAAGCGGCTGACTAAGTCATTCCAATAATTGGATACATTATTGGTGTACTCGTTATTAACACCGGTGGCATTCCAGCTATTGGGGTTCGTCCTTAAAATCGTGCTTGCAAGCTGATTAAGTGTTCCCCCTTGCGTTTTGGCATTTTCAGCAGCAAGCCTAGTATCTTCCTCAATTTTATCGGATTGAGCTTTCGCTGTTTGGAACGTCGGCTGATCAAGGAATGATTGCTGATACGTTGTGTTAAACTTTGCATTGCCAGCCGAGCCTACGCCCGTATATGGGTTTGGCGGAGGAGCTGGTTCGTTGCCAGTAGGCATGCCGGGGACGGCCTGCGTTGGACGAGGCGCGTTTGGATCGGTAGGTTGCGCCGCGTTGCCCTGCGCAATCGGTTGAGCGCCGGGGATTTTAGAAATCATCTGTATCATCTGGTCGTAGCCGACCGTAGGGATGTATTTTCCTTGGGCAAGAGCCTGCGTCCACAGACCTTGCAACATCGGCCCTTGCGGGGTCATGGCGTAAGTCTGCCCATCTGGACCCTTAAAGAAGGCGTTCTGAGCTACGGTCTGCGCGTTGCCAGCAGCCAACGTCGATTGGACGTCACGCTGGGCATTGGTTAGGCCGCGCTGGGCAAGATTGCTCTGCACGTCTTCATAAGCCTTAGCGCCGCCACCAATGCCTTGAAGAATGGCAGCACCAAGATACCGGCTGTTTGACCCAGCCATTGTACCAATGCCCGACAGAAGTGGGATAAGAAACTGTTCGCTCATAAGCGCATCGCCAATACCTTTAAGCGGGGATGGTTGTTGTGGTTGGTCGCCATCAGGCGCTTGGAATCCACCTTTACCATCATTCAATTGACTTGCGGCTGGCGCGGCATTCGGCGCTGGACGATCTGCAAGGCCTGCCCATGTCGGGGAAAGCGCCGCCTTCATTTCTGGCGTAACACCGTTGCTTTGAAGGTCAGCATCCAGATCGCGTCCGGTACGCTTATTGTAATCTTGCGACGCAAGCTTAATCGCTGCTGCATCTTGATTTTTAGGGGTCATTGGCGCGTTGCCAGTTGTCCGATCCCATGTGTCCTTGACAAATTGGTAAGCGCCCGTAGCGGTGCTCGTGCCATCTGGCCCAACAACTCCGGGATGTGGCGCATTAAGGTCAACTCGACCCTTGCCGCCATTTTGAATGTCGTATTGACCGCCGCTTTCTGGCTGCTTAATCGCAGAAAGTAATGGCTTCCAATGCTGAGGAACCGCACTCGTGAAACCATCATTCGATGTGTCAAAACTATCATCTGCAGGAGCAACAACGCCACCTGCTGGAGCATCACCAACTCTGTCGCCATCGGCATGATGTTCGCGCTCGGCAACACCGCCATCCTTCAGCGCAAGAGCAAAAGGCCCAAGCGATGAAAGGAAGCTGCCGATGCCACTTGCTGCAGCTCCGACGCCAGAACCAATGGTAGAAGCCATCGTACCAAGGCCAGAAATTTCGCCGGGGATAGCCGCAATCTTGCTAAGGTCACCCAACGTGCTCGATGACTGCCCAGTAGGGGTTTGAGCCGTCATAAGGCCATGCTGGCCTTTGTCTTTTTCGGTGTCCGAAACCACTTGCGACATTGGATCGTCGGTCTGGTAAGGCTCGACGCCGCCGCCGTCGGCATAGCCAACAACACCGCCGTGGGCCTGCCCTTGTGGCTGACCAAGGGTTTTTAACCACTCTAGGCCAGTTGCATTTTGGGCAGGGACGGCTGCTACAGCCGCTGCGCCAGTTTTTGGGTCAGCAGGAATAGCCGCCTTGGCAGCAGTAGCAGGATGGCCAATAATATCTTGACCGTATCCATAGGCCTTCTTGACCGTGTCAGCACCGCTTGTGGCCTGCTGCAAGTCACCCATAAGCGTATCGCCATGCTGGCCTGATGCTGCGCTTGCAACGCCAAGATGCGGAACAGCAAGGGAGGCCGAAGGGACATAGCTTTTACCGCCCGGAGTTCCGCCAGCTTGGCCGCCATAAATGCCGCCTTGCTGGAACGGTGCATACGATTCTTTCTGCGCGGCCAGAATAGCCGATAGATCATACGGCGATACGACATCGCCGCCGTTAAAATAACCTTCTGCGGCATGCTGCGGGGCTACGACGCCACCTTCAGAGTTTGCGGCACCGCCTCGGGCCCATGCGCCATCAGAACGGTCGGATGCCTGCTGGCCGCCCATGTCAGAAAAACCAAAGCTGCCATGCTCAACATTGTCATGCCCATTATGATTTCCATTGGGAACAACGCCACCATTGACGGGAGGTAGTACCAATGGGTCTTGGCTTCCTTGGCCCATTCCACCCATCAGGGTCGATGCTGGGTTTAAATTTAAACCCCCAAACGCCCGATGCACCGGCTTCGAAGCTTGTTCATAATTAACGGTCTTAAAGCCATTCGATTCGCCGACGGCCTCTGGATGAACCTTTTCAACGTCCTGAGCCATATAACCGGTATGGGTCTGCTCGGTATCATCGCCCTTGTACTTAAAGGTGTAGATTGGCAGACCATTCTTGGCCGTGCCAACGCGCTTGATGTCTTCCTTGAGCCGTGCATCGGAGAAGAATGACTGCGGTGCCGCCGTGGTTGTGGTCGAGCCAGACAGTGCGCCGGTGCCTTCCGCGATGTTCGCGAGGAACTGCGCCACTTGGAATGGATAGGCCTGCTGCTGCTGGAACTGGTTGTACAGTGCCGACTGTCCAGCCTGCGTCGTTTGCTGACCCAGCGTACCGGCACCCAACATGGCCTGAGCGCCCTGCAAGCCTGCCTGCTGGCCTTGAACCCCAAGTGCTCCGATCTGGCCTAGGCCCGTCTGATAGTTCTGTGCGGCGCTCTGGAAGCCTTGGCTTGCCATGTTGCCGAGCGTCTGGCCTTCTACAAGGTTCTGCTGGTTTTCAAGCGCACCAAGGCCAATATTGGCTCGATCGCCGCCAAACGCGCCAGCACCAATAGCCGAACCCATCATTTGCTGTTGCTGCTGCTGGTTGACGTTATTCATTTGGGCCGCCGTTGAGCCCATAGCATTCTGCAAGAATGGGTTCATATAACCCTGAACGCCCTGCTGAAAACCCTCAGGGGTATAGCCTTGCTGGGCGTATGCGATTGAAGGCTGGGCCGCATTAGCATATTGATTTGTCTGTGCCGTTGCCGCGTTCTGCTCTTGGTTGAGGGGGGCCACAAACGCGTTTGGATCAGTGCTATATTGCTGAAACGGCGTACCGGCTGTAGCTTGAGCTTGAGTATTGACAGCGTTGTACCGAGCCAATACCTCTGGTGGAATGGCTACGCTTGAAGTCGTTGTTCCAGTTTTACCACCCATGTTATTGCTCCGCGTGTCCGGTCTGGACGTTGTATAGGAAGAAAGCGCCAGCCGGTGGGCCGAACGAGCGCTCGTATAGTTTCACTTTGGCTTCTGTACGATGATTTGACAGAACGCCGATAATCAATGGAAGGTTAAGCTCATCAGCAACCTTCTTCGAGAAATCACAAAGGCGACGCGCCCTACCGCCCTTTGCGCTTCGAAACTCGGGATCGACAAAAATTGCCTTCTCTTCGAGCATCCAAGCATCCGAATACCACATCTGGCTCATTCGTAAAAGGACCGCGCCTTCAATCCTTTGGCCCGGCTCCCCGATAATTCCAACTAGCCCCTGCCAAAGATACAAAGCAGGCTTGATCATGCCTAGCATTTTCTGCGGGTTAACGTCCTTAATGCCATTTTCTTCCCACGCATCTAGCGCCAGCTTTAGCATGGCGGTTTCGTCGGCGGGTGTTCCTAATCTAATCGTTGGTTCCATTTTAATCTCTCTTTGGGCCGGGAAGTTTCTTCAATGTATCAATCGTTTTCTTGCGGTATCCGGTCACGAAGTGGTCGAGGATTTCATGCCCGTGGTCAATGTCCCCACCACCGATGCGGGTGACGTCGTCTGGTTCAATAACATATTCGCCACCGGCTGCAACGATCTCAACCGGTGCTGCGCCGCCCGTGGCCAAATGAGAACCGTATGGGCCAGCGCTGCCGTTATACGGTGCGCCGGAAGCATTATACGGAGCCTTGGGGCTATTGTAGGGCGCATTACCGGCCCCGTAGGGCGTGGCACCATGATCCATGTACGGCTTTGACGAAAACATGCGCTTGGCGATCTTAAAGCCAGCCATTGTGTTGCCTTCACCCATTGCGCCGATGATGTCGGCAGGCAAGACATACGAACCCGACGGCACGTTCATTGGCAGATGGTCGGTGCGGCCAGCCACGGGGCTGTGGATCGCGCCGACATGTACTTTGTGCCGAGGCAAACCGCCGCCAGTAGAACGGGAGTGTCGCGCCGTGTTCAGGGCCGCTGCCACGGCTTGGTTATGCGGGTGGCCTGCTGCAACCATCTCGCCGATGTTATGGCCAATCGTTTTTTGGGACGTACCTTTGGTCAGCGGCATTATGTGTATCCTATAGAAACGATGGAGCCTGTGCCTGTCACAAGAACGAGGCCAGTCGCGAATGGCACTTGGATTTGGTAAGTGCCGATAGCAAGCGTAGACGGGATTGCATAAATGCGATTGCCCGTTAGCAACGACACGTTGTTCGTATCATAAAGATAGCCCGTTGTAGACCCAGCAGCAATTACGCTAATCGTCGCCAGCCAGCCGCTGCTCGATTTAATCAAAGTCGTCGTCGCCGCGCCGATTTCCTTGGTGTTGTTTGTGCCAGCATGCAGGTTCAAGGCCTGCACGTAGGCATTGATAGCCTGTACGCCATTCTTCTGGGTAGTGAGGATATCGTCTAAACTAGCCATTAGAATTTCCCATCCAGTTGATACCGATAGCGCAAGGCACCAATGCGGTAGAAGATGCTGCTGGCTGACACGCCGCTGCCGTTTGCGGTCGAAACGCCAATAGACAACAGCCTATTGCGAATGCGTACCGAGATGTATTCAGTGCTGGATGTCACGGGGTATGGACCATAAACCGTCGGCGTATCGCCGGGGTAATTTGTCCCATAGAACGTGATGTAAACTGTAGCTGAATTGGTCGCGCCACCCGTGCCGCCGCCAGCCGTGGTGAATTTAAAGTCAGGCCAAATCTGGTCAACGAAGACCATATTGTCTGCTTCATTAAGTTGAATATAGCCTGTCTGAAACGACGATGTCATGGCCGCAGAGCCAGCATTGTAGCCAAGCTCATGCTGGTAAATTGAGCCATCAGATGCCGCGCCAATTGGCGTACCGAGAACAGATTGGTCGATCCACGCCGTGCGGTCAAGCGTCCCATAATCCCACTGCTGGGTAGCAATGTTATACTTGACGTAGCTATCGTTGTAGGTGGCATTGGTCGATGGATAATACCAAGTCACTTCGCCGAATGTGCTGTTCGTGGCGCAACGGATGAGTGAATACAGGTTCGTGTTGATATTCTGGAACACCTTATCCCATACAGGGCATGGAATAGGCTCTGGACCAGAATTGGCCATAAGCATAAATTTTTGTGGCGACATCCAAAATGTAACGCCGTTCATCAAGCCAACGGCTTTTTTGCCGATCAATCCTGCGCCATCGCCAATTTTATTGAACCCATAGACGTATGGAGGGCCAATGTATTGCATTGCCCACACGGCAAGGTCAGTAAAGACTAGAGCTTGCTGCGGTGCTTGGATAGCACCAACAATCAATGAGCCTTCAGAGATGCGATATGACCCAGCCTGATTATTTGCCGCAGCGGTCCAATTAGTAGCATCGGCAACATCTGACCAGCGGATCAGCAACGGGTCTTGAATGCCTGTCGCCGTCGAGCCATACGCTACTACTTGACGAGCAGGCATGGCGACAAAAATGCCTTGGTTAGCAAGTGGAGCATTTTGCAGCAGATAAGCATTTGTAGAGTTAAGAGTTGGAGACCAATAATAGATTGGCCCACCTTGTGGATTTGCCACAAGGATTTCGCCGAAGTTGTTGGTCGTCCAGTCGGTCGTCGTGATGGTGTTTACGGTCGTTGTGCCTTGCGTAATGCCAACACCATAACCACCAGAACCATAACCGCCAGAACCGTACCCACCGCCGCCATAACCCGACGGAATATTGAAATAGTACACAAAATGCGCGTAGCCATTGTTCATGGTTACGGTCGCAGTAGCGTTGGCCGCTGTACTTGCCGAGATTTGAAACGTAGACGACGTTGGCGCTGGGTTTGATGCAACGATGTAGTTGCCATAGATCGTCACGTTGGACGAGGTCGTAGGGTATAGAAACGTGATAGTTTGGCCTGCAATGTAGTTGGTGTTTGCCAAGGTGACGGTGACATAGTTGACCGTATTCGTCAGGGCAAAGGTTGGCAGCGCCGCAGCAGCGGAAGTTGCGTTAGCGGCGGTTGAAGCGCTGATGGTGTATACATTGTAATACGGCGACGAAGTCGTATTTTGGATAGCGTACACGCCACTTAAAATCAGGTTTGCGATGCTGATCGGCGTCTGGATATTAACGATGTATCCGGCTTGAAAAAGATTTGGAATGTACTGCGTACCTGTGCCAGTCGTGAACGACAAGGCTGTGCCGCCTGCGGTCGCGGCCAATTGATACGTCGTAGTGGTTGGGTTGATCACGTAATAGGTTGTGCCTGCCGTTAAGGCGGAAGGCACCGACCCCAAGAATACAACGGGCGTCCCAGCCGTGGGGACAATACCCGCCGCGCCAGAAGCCGCCGTGCCAACGGTTACTACGCTGCTTGCGAACGTAACGGATTGAACGCCGACGCCAAGATCGTAAATCGTTACCGTCGATGATCCAGAGGTCGTCGACGCGATCGGGATTGTGGTCGTTTGAGTTCCGCTCTGGCTGCTGCCGTTTGTGCTGATGGCGGTGCCGCCAACAGTGGCCGACACCTGATATGTCGTAGCCCCAGAATTTACGACCCAGTAAACCGTGCCTGCAACCAAAGGCGAAGGCAACGCACCAGTCGTCGAGAATACGATCGGGGTTCCATTAATGGGAACCGCGCCAGAAGGCGTCACGACGGCAGGATTGGCCAGTGTAATCGTGACCGTTTGCGATGAGTTGACTACCGAATCGGATGCAATCGTCTGCGGCGTAATGGGCGTCGGTGTGGTGCTGGATGCTGGGGCATAGAACAAGCCAGTCGACGTGCCAATTGCCAGACGTGCGACCGAACTCAAATCTTCCCAAGCGCGAAGTTCGTTTACGTTGCCTACGCCCGATGCATTGGTAAATTTGCTCGTTGTCCAAGCAAGCCAGCCGCCGATCTTCTGCACGAGGCCTTTGCCTGTACGATCTTGGATAAAGCGAACAAGCTGCGATTGCGAGAAACCCGCCTGATTAAGGGCGGGAGTTTCGTTTGTATCAATTCCGGGGATAAGCTGCATTGTTGCATGCGGCATGGCTTATCCTCGCGTCGGCGTGGCAACAGGGGATGGCGAATATGATGTCCAGCCATCCGCTTGGAACTTCTTGCGGGATTCTTCGACAATCGCGCCCTTTAGGAGAAGCTGATATTGGTTCTCGTAAGACTGCGCCATCTGCGGATCATCTGATTCGCGACCGAAATTGCGTTGGTAGGCCGACAGGTAGATCATCGAAGCCATAAGCAACAGGTCCGGCAGGTTCTGGCTGATAAACGTATAGGTCGTGTCCGCCGATCCAGAAACAGCATAATTGTAGAGCGTAGGCTGACGGGTCGTGCCAGTTACGTTAAACGTGTAGTTGGTGTCGGTCCAAGGGCCAAAAATCACGTTCTGCTGGGCTTGGCCGCCAGTAGCTAGGTCACCACCGAACATTGCGAAATATTGCGGCGCACCTGCGCCAGCCGCCGTGCCGTAGACGTTTTGCAAAAAGCTCTTGGAAACAGGCGTAAGCGTCGATACCGCGCCAGTGCTGTTGTTGGTGGCCGTGATGGTCTGCAACGTGACAAAGTCAACCGTTGGATTAATCGGCAATTGATTCGTGCCGGATGCCACCGAGAATGATTGCTGGTTCTGGGTCGCCAGAAAATCGACATCGCGGCTGATTCGCAGCTCGGCGTAGTTGAGCATCTGCGAGATGATGTTCTGGAAGTTAACATCCGACGAGGTAACAAGGCTATTTGGCGACGTGCCCGTTGTGACAAGCGTCTGCTGCAAGATCGCCATCGTCGCGATCTGGGTCACATATGCGTTGTAGGATAGAGCTGTCGTCGTCGTGGTCATTTCTATTACCCAGCCATGTTAAATGCCGTGTTTTCGACTTCCGAAACACGCCGCGACCAGCCTTTACCGAAATTAGCATAGGTTGACAGACTTTGCAAAAAGGCTAATCGGGCTTCGCATACTTTTGTCGCAATCTCACGAGGGTTTGACGTTTCAAGAGCGCGAAGCGTGGCGGGTCCGATTTGTCCGTCTGGATTGGTATTGAGTACCGACTGAAGGGCTTTTGCGGCGCGGGACGGCCCCGAATTGATGGCAAAATCAAAGACGGCATAATCCACACCCGCAGGAAGATCGTCTCCCTTTATCGTATCCCAATACTTGGCTTTGTACAGGGGCATGACGTCGTTGGGCGTTAGTGCCTTGATATCGTCCTTGGTTACCGAATGTCCAATATACTGTTCCCAAACTGCTTTAGTGCATCCTAAGTTGGTCGCACCGCCGGGGTCCGCAGGGTTATCGACATATCCGCCCTCATTTTTAAGCACGAGGTAAAAGCATTGCTCGAAGTTGTTTTTCATTTGGTCCCGCAGAACTTCTTCCACTTGTCGTCATGGGCAAGAATTTCGCTTGCCGTCGTGTCCGTTAGCTTGTCAGCCTTGTGGACATAAATAGGCTTTACCCAGTTGCAGGACATATCGAGAATCTTGGTTTCTGGCTTGGGCATGCATGCGGCAAGAGGCAACATGGCAAGCAACAATAAACGTTTCATGGTTGGCTCCACTGCTTTTGAAGGGTGTCTTGTGGGGTATTATCTTTTGCCACAGACTGGTCTACAGCCTCAGCAACAGCGTCAACCTTTTGTGCATGCTCGATGGCGATCGTTTCCTCACGAGCCTGCTCGGTCGCAGCGCCGAGGTCTTTTTCATGGTTAGCCCAAATGGCGTAGCCGATGATCAAGGCGACGACGATCGCGATCCGCTGTACCCAAGGGTTAAGAAGCAGAAGAAACATTGCTTGGCTCCGTCTTAGACTTTAATGCTAGGCCGCCGCCCCCACCTGCAAGGATGGCGCTTGCGCCGATAGCCCAATTTTGAGGGTCAAAGTTTCCGTGTTGCACGGCGTGGTAAGCACTAACTGCACAATAAACAATCGACATTTTGGCCCATAGAATGCGGCCAATATCCCAAGTTGCGTTGTCCACTCCTGTGAACATGTGTTTTAAAGCCTGAAGCATTTTATTTCACCGTGATCATGAGGAAAATACCGATTGCACCGATACCCAATATTAGAAAACCGACTATGCTGCTAACCATAACCAAATCCCTGCGGTTTTCTTCCTGTTCTTTAAGCGCCGCAGCAGCCTGCCTAGCCGCATCCTTCCGCATCTCGATGATCTGCCGTTGGATGCCTTCCCATGCTGCTTTTCCGTATTGACCAACAAACAAGTTTTTGACTTCAAGCTGCATATCGAGGGCTTTGGCTTTGACGGCATACACCTTTACCGCCTCGGCTTCAAACTCGGCCTGCGATTGGAATAGTTTTTTCTTGCGCGGCGTGGATGCAATTGTAACGATTTGGCCTATTTTGCCAAAAAGATTGCTCACTTTTTCGGCAGTCTCCATCATATCCTGACCAGCATCGACGGCGGACTTGATAGAGTTGTAAATTGCAGTCGCGCCAGCGATAAGGGTAAATGGGTCCATTAGTCAATTCATCCTGTCAAAATCAAGCTGCCACATAGTAAGTTATGACAATTAAACCCTGCGCTCCACTTCCTGCGCTTGCGGGACTTCCGCCAGCGTATGCGCCGCCGCCGCCGCCACCATACGCACCACCATTGCCGCCGTTTGTTTGGTTAGTCCTTGGACCGCCACCCGTTCCGCAACCATGAGTTGCATTAAACTCAGTTCCAGAATTGCCGTTTGCGCCATATCCCGAAGGAGCCGTAACGGTTCCCCCGTCAGCATTACTTCCTGAACCACTTCCGTTAGGGCCAGCCGCGCCGCCGCCGTTCCCCGAAGCACCACCGCTATAAGTTACGTCACCAATACCAGATGCCGCCGATCCACCCGACCCGCTTCCTCCCCCTTGATAGTTGCCATATCCAAAGCCGCCACCTTTGGCTGCTACTAAGGAGGCTGCATAGGTCGAAGCGCCAAACCAAGTGTCGCCACCTGCCGTGCCATTATTGGATGACCCTGATGTTCCTGCTGGGCCAGATCCGCCAGCGCCTATTTGGTAACTATATGAATTGCCAATAGTAAAATTAAGGTTCCCAATTCTCGAATAAGCACCGCCGCCGCCACCGCCTGCAACGTTGTTATTAGAATCGGCAGAACCACCGCCACCGCCTGCGCCAATAGTTTCAACTGTCGCATTGCTATTGTTCCAATCCGACGGAACAACCCATGTTAAAAGACTGTTGGGGGTAGTTAAAAATATCTGCTTCATTACTGCTGAAGTGATTCCAGCAGCCCCAAATCCATTTGCAGATGCCGCTCCAGCGGTAATAATCGTTGGCATTATCCGTACTTCGACTTCGTTGCAAATACAGTATAAGTTGCAGATGCAGTTTTAAAAATTGTGTAAGTATAAACGTCAATAGCGCCGTTATTTCCACTTGTTGGAGCGATAGCCCCCGCCCATTTAGGGGTTACGGTACTGCCATCAATTTGGAACACGGTATTATAAAGACCCGAAAAAGTCGCTGTCTGAGTGCCTGATTGTGTACCAGAAGTAACAATTGCACTGCCGCCAACCGTTGCCGAGATATTAAATGTTGTTCCAGATGCATTGATGACATAGTAAGTTACACCCGCTGTGATGCCAGTAGGCAACGCACCAGATGTTGTGAATACAACGGGTGTTCCGTTTGCAGGAAGTGTTGTAGGAACCGTAATAACAGCAGGAGAAGCAATCGAAATTGTCACCGATTGCGATGCAACATTCTGATTTGTAACAAGGAATGCAAAAGTCAAGGATTGCCCAACGCCCAGCAAGCTGTTCAACGTGGTAAGCGAGTTGCCGCGAACGTTGAGCGTCCAGTCACCCGTGGCTGCGGTCGTGTAATACAATACCGACTGGGTCAGCACGTCATAGTTAATCGTACCCGTTGCCGCCGTGGCCGCTACTGTGGCCGTTTCGGCAATATTGGGCAGATTTAGAGAAAGCTTGTTATTGCTAGTAATATTAAGAGCATCAGCGAACTGGGACGAAAACGTGGCCGTCTGCACACCGCTTTGCGTACCAGACGTATTAATCGCTGTACCACCGATCGTGGTCGCAACGTTGAACGTCAACGCCGTAGGGTTGATCACATAATAGGTCGTGCCAGCCGTAAGACCCGTTGGCAGTGCACCGCTAGTCGTAAACACCACGGGGGTGTTAACAACTGGTACAACAGAGGCTGAAACCTGCGCTGGGGATGCAATGGTGATTGTAACCGTCTGTGCGGCAGGCAAGCCAATGGTTTCGGTGCCCGTGACTGTCACGTTGCCGAAGGTTGGGTTTGTCAGAGAATTGGTGACGTTGTTGTCGGCATAAAGAACGTTTGTGCCGTTGCTGTAGACATAGGCCGAAGTACCCTGCGCGATCGTGACGCCCGTGCCCGTGGCCGTTTGGAACGTCAAGGTAAACGAGCCAGTGGTGGCGTTGTTAATGATCCACGAGCCGCCCGTTGTCCCTGACCCCAATGTCGTGGGGATCGTAATCGTGGCGTTAGACGTCAGCGTTCCCGTCACAGCCAATTGTTGTGCGGTCCACCAATAGACGCCGCTTACAGCCGCTGTGCTGGTTGTCAGCGCAGTCGTGCCGCCCGTCGTGCTGATTGGAAACGACGAACCAAAAACCTGATCCATCGTTGTAAAATTGAAGTTGAGGGGCGTATTCCAGCCCGTATCACCCGATGCAGGTTCTTGGAAAAGCTTGTTAGGGGTAAGGGTATTGGTCATTTGTCCACCTTGCTGTCGAGCTTATCAAAAATTTTGCCGAGCATGTTCTCGATGCGCGTCAAGTGGTTCGTCAGTTCATCTTTGCGGACATACTCTTGAGCTATCCGCATCTCAAGATCATGGTTTCGCATTTCAAGTCGGCTAACCTTATCGGCATTTTCTTTAAAAAAATAACCTAAAGAAGCCAGTAAAGCTGTCCCGCCAACGTTAATGATGGTTTGCATATCCATGATTAGCCCCAAGGGTTAGGAAGGACAACTGGGGTATAATAGTTGTTTGCGATCTGCGCCGCTACATCTTCTTCCGTGGCCGTTACTTGGGCAGCGCCAAGGGTTTCCTGTACCCAGCTAATGACCTGTGCTTGGGTCAATTGCGAATAGGGGGTATATGGCGCAGCCGGGTCGAGCTTAACGCCCGTGGAGCCGACGATTGCGCCAGTGTAGGTGCCATCCGTACCATTGCAGGCCCAATTAACCGTGCAGACAACGTCCGTGTAACCTTCGGCTTGTGGGTAAGAAGCCATGCTGTTGACGACCCATGTGTAAGTGTTTGCCATTATCGAGCCCTGCTGGAGTTGAGGTAATTTATAGCATTCATAAGAACGCTGGTGTCATCTTTTAGCATACCTATACCACGGTTGCATGCATCACATAATAGTCCGCGAACCTTCCCTGTGGTATGGCAATGGTCTATTGAAAGACGTTTTTTCCGAGTATCAAATTGCGGCTTTGTTTTACAAATAGCGCAAACGCCGCCTTGATTTTCAAGCATTTCATTATATTTTTCGGGGGTTATGCCGTATTTTACGCGCATAAATCCCTCGTTATAATACTTTTTAGTTTTGCTTAATCCATGTTTCCAATTAGGATGATCTTTGCCTTTTCTTTTTTGGAGGCAGCCACAAGATTTTGACCTTCCACAAGTTAAGTTACCAATTCTGGTTTCAGAAGTTTTACCGCAGTCACAAACACATTCCCATATATGCTGACCCGCTGGCGTAAATTTTCCCGTCCGTTTTATAGCGGTTAACATTCCAAATCTTTGCCCTGATAAATCAATTGCTGCTGGCATTATCTGGCCCTTGCGCTCTGAAAAGGCGACTCTGCAAACGCCGCATATATGTATGTTCCACCAGAAGCATTAACAACCGTAGCAGAACGGCATTTAAAGCCATTAGAAAGACCATCAATAGACGTAGCCGATGTTTCTGCACCAGATGTATCTGCAAGCAATGTAGCCGCTTCTACGTTGTATGTGTCTCTTGACGTATCCCAAATATACCAATCACTTGTACTATCTGTGCGTTTAATTAATACATAACGAGGACGAAATCCTGTGTACACAAACGGTCCATCCGTACTGCCATTACCCGTGTACGATCCAAATGCACTGTAGCCAGCTACTGCGGCCCAGCAGTAAGCGACAAAAGTTGAACCAGAATTGTTTACGCCACCATCAACACCAACTGAAAACACACTTGATGTCGGTGATGTGCTATTCCAATAAGTGCTACTGGTATATGTAGAAGCTGTTGTATCTAATAATAAAGCACCCGTATTACCAAGACTAATGTGATAAACTGTCCAATGGCTTCCCGCTAAACTGCGGCTTTTTGTAATAACCATAGATGGCGCAACACCAAGTCCATGTCCAACGGTCGCATTTGCACCCGTACCCGTATAAGTCACCACAGAGAACCCTGCGGTCGTGTTAGCCGACACGGTGGACGTGATGCTGCCATTGGTGTTGGAGACGCCTGTGCCGCCACCTTTCCACTGCCAGCCGACGTAGGTGGCGGTGCTGGTGTTTAATTTGGCTTCAGCGCCAATCGTAAACCCAGTTGAGCCAAATGCAGTTAGACCTGTAGCTTGCGTTGTTTCCGCAGCAGTGCTGTCAGATATAAGTTCTA